CTTTCTTCTTTTGATTTGCAACATGTAACGCCGTACTCTTTTGCAGCTCCTGCCGCATTCGCTCCCGCTCCTGCTCCAACATCTTCGCATAAGCCGGATGACGAGCCAAGAATGCTTCGTGCGCAGCAAGGTGTTGTTGTGGCGTCAACGGCTCGGGCTCCGGGAATGGCTTCGCCGCGTCAATGATCTTCTCGAATGGTGCGATAGTGTCGATCACCTCGTTTGGCTTGACGTGATTGATGTATTCGATTTCGCCATGGTCATCGTACCATTGCAAAGCCCTGATGTTGTCTTTCAACAACGCCGAGCAATCGGATTGATAGGCAATGCGATCCTTGTAGACCGTATCGGTTTCAACGTGGATTGATACGCGCATCGCTGATCCTTCTCTCCGCACTGTCAACGGCTTGGATGATCCCGGCAACCACTCCATTGCGGAATGTTTCCATCGTGGCGTTGCCCTGTCGTGTCATCTGCGCATTCTCGACTAGCAGCGTAGGCAATAGAGCGACCGCGCATCGCCAATCGTCAATCATCTCCTCGCTCTGCGGGTCTTTGCCCCGCACCCTAGTGAACCACGGACACCTGTGGCAAACCTCGCTCACGTCAACCTTGTGGAGAGGACAAACCGGACCGGGATTGGCATGAGGAATTAGCATCAGTTCATGCTCGCGATGATGACATCTATGTATTGCACTTGCATCGTGATCGGATGGTTGTGAGCGCCACCGCCGCCGCTGCTCGTCGCACCGGTCAAAGTGTTGGCGGCACTGTCTACGCCAATGCCATAACCGGAAGACGTGCCAGCCACGTCCCATTCTCCGGTTGTGCCAGTCGCGTTGTTCCAGCTGGTATATTGTCCGGACGGGCCGAAGTAATCATGCACGAACGTGCCGGAGCCACCGGGATAAACCGTCACAGTGCCGCTGACGCTGACATTCAAGTTGGCTTCTTCGGAAGCGACCAACGTATGATTGCCGACAACGGTTTGAGCCTGCACGGTTGAAAACGGATTTGTGCCGCCCGAAACTCCGCCTGTCCCCGATACGACGCGCAGCGCCTTGTCGTTCTGTGTTGTCACTTGCGTCCAACCAAGCGGCGCCGTGGCCTGATAGAACAGCATCACTGTGCCGGATGGCACGAAATTGGTAAAGGCTGACGCCATCGTCCAAACAGTGCCATCCCATTTGTACTGCGGAACGCCAGCAATTGCCGGGCTCGGGAAAAGCTGGCCTACGCTTGGCGAATTTGGGAAATCGAGAGCAGCCATCAGGCCATGATCTCCTCAAGGATATTCGACCATATTGAATATTGCACGAGGCCGCTGCCAGTGTTGAAATTCGTCGCCAGCGGTTGATACGTGTTTGATGTCATGTTGCCGGGTTTGTCATAGACTTCCGCGGCAAACGAACTAATCGCATCTGTGGTGGCGGCCTGATAGAGATTCGGCCCGCTGCTATTGATGATGCCGGCAGCGCCGTTGCGCGTCAGTTTCACCGTACCCTGTTCATTGGCGACTGCCGCACGCAGGTAGATGTAACCCTCCACCCTGTACTTGATGAGATTGGCACCGGATGCCATCGTCCAAGCGAGAGCCGTACCAATCAAAGTCGCTGTTGTCGTGCTGACGCTGCTCGTCACTTGAGTAGAATTGTAATAATGATTTAGCCGAGCTCCGGGCAACGGTGTGCCGCGCTGTCGCACCTCGATCTTGTCGGGAGAAACGGCCCAATTGCCAACGGCGGCCAAGCCGCTTTCGTAATTGAAGTAGCCAGCCCATTTGAAGTTTCTATTTGTCGTCACCGCAACTGCCGTGTACATCGTGTAAGCGGCAGTTGCAGAAGAAGATATTGCCGTGCCCGTGTAAAAATTATCTTCCGTGTGCGACAACGTCGCGTAAGTGCCACCGCTGACAAGAGAAGAAGTATAGACACCTAGACGAACTGTGCCGGCATCATCGATGAATGCAAGCCAAATGCGGAAAGCGTAGTTGTTAGAAACCTGTCCTAGCGTCGCTCCGGCTGGCACCGTGATCGATAGCGGACCGGTGATCGCTCTTGTGACAAAACCATTATTGCCATTGCGGAATTGAATATTGATCGGCGTTGTCGAAGATGGATCAGCGCCTGCCAAGGTCTTGATTGCGTATGTCACGGCATTCGCTGCATGACTTTCCACAATCATATAATCAGTGTTTGCTTTCGTATCGACGTATTGCTTCGTTGCCGCTTGCAAAGCCGAAGTCGGATCGGCCGGCAACACCAGCGGACCGGTCATCGTGTCGCCGGCCTTCTGCACCAACGCTGTTGTATCGATCAGCGGAGTTGCAGCAACCCACTGCGTTGATGTGCCATCATTATAGCGGACATAGAATTGACCGTTGGTGCTGTTCCACCAGATTTGATTGTCAACCGGCGAGGCCGGCGCAGTTGAACTGATGGTGACCGTTGTTGAACCTGCTGGGCCGGTCAAACCGATTGGGCCGCGGATGTTGCCAACAGGCGAGCCCCATGAAGAGCCGGAGTAATTGTAAACGTCTCCGTTCGTGGTGTTCAAATAGTTGTCGTTTGCCAGCACACCGGAGATGGTGCCCGGAGCGCCGGCGCCTTCATACCACAGCGAGCCGCGTTGACCGTTGGCGCCCGGTGTGCCGGGAATGCCTTGCGGTCCCTGCGGACCAATCAGCGAAGTGCCGGCCGGCCAAACGCCTCCGGCCTTCGGGCCGTACAGCATGTGCGCGGAAGTGTCGATATAGAAATTGCCGTCAACACCAAGCGTATTCGCCGGAGCTCCGGAGCCGTAAAGGATCGTATTGCCATTCACACCGGCCGGTCCCTGCGGACCAATCAACGATGTATAAGTGACCGGCCATGCGCCCGACGATTTCGGGCCGTACATGTTGTGCGTATTCGTATCGATGTACCAATCACCGTCGCGGCCCATTGCCGAGTTGGGCGGACCGGCTCCATACATCACGGTATTGCCGGGAGTGCCCGGAGCACCGGGAGTGCCGGCCGGTCCCGGCGGTCCCTGCTCTGGCACTCCGACAATCGTAACAAGATCATCTTCGATAACCATCACGTCAGGCTCGTCCTGCGTGATGGTTATGTCAAAGTCTTGCTCGACAAGTACGCTATCAGTCATCTGCTCGGCCCTGCTGTCACCGTCAAAGTGCCGGACCAAATTCGCAACTGCAAGCCGCTTGGCGTGATGCGGATCAACGAATGATCATAAGTCACGAGCTGCAAATTTTCCAATATCTGCTCGTTCGTGATCCACAATGTAAACTTGCCATTCGGCGCATCAGTAATCGTAAATGCGCCGTTCTCTGTTGTGAGCAGCAAATCTTCCTCGACATCTTCGGCATGATGCCGAAGACCCATCCGCAACATATTGCCGGTCAAGTCGATTGGCGCCCCTGTCGTACCATCAGGGTTTTGCGTCAGATATTGAAAGCCGCGGATAAAGTCCGCGTCGTTCTCAACCGTGATCGTACAAATAGCCATGGCTTATTTCTTCGTCTTCTTTTCGCTGCTGACTTTGATGTTTAGCGGCGGTTGAAAATTTGCCATGTCGAACACTTGCTGCAACGCGGCATCAGTCTGATTACCGGCATCGTCGCGAGGCCATGGAGTTGCCATCGCGCCGCCAATAAACGCTTGATAGCTGGCATCGCTTTCGTCAACCGTAAGACGCCGCGCGCTGGTGAACACGCGACCATCATCAGCGAGCCAATACCAATCATGGATATTATAACGTCGCCTGTACTTGATCTTTTGCGTGGCATCCAATGCGTCAAGGATTTCCTGCGGGATAGGTGCATCTGCATCAGGCATACTGTCCTCCGTTCGAAATTGATCCGGCAATCGTGCCCGGATAATAGTTGACGCCGCCACCTCCGGTATTGATAACACCGTTCAACGTAGCGGAATAGCGAACGCCGGAAACGTTGCCGAAACCGCTATAGCTCGTCCAAGTATAGTCGATCACACCCAGTTGGGTTGACCAAATGTAAGTACCAACGTTGATCGCTGCCGTCGCACTGAGATAAAGTGCGGAAATCGCCGGCGCTGTTTCGATGGTCGCCGAGAAAAAGCAATTGATGTGTCCGGAAGTCGCGTAGGCATTTCCGGATGAGCTACCGGAAAGCGTGAGATTGCCGCTCATCGTCATCGAGCTAGAACGGCTGACATCCATATGCGGACCGGAGCAGGCCCCGAACTCAATGTTCTGCATTCCGCAGTAGCCGTAAGCCGTGAAAATTCCGCAACATGGATCGGCGACATTGGCCCCGCTGCTAGTGAACTTGAAATTAGAGACGTTGAATGAACCGGGGCCTTCGACTTGAATAGCCGAACAACTGCTGCCATTGACAACCGGACTGCCACCCGAGCCGCTCAAGATAAGTGTGCCAGCGCCGCCGGGCACCCTAAACAACGGGCTCACCGTATTCGAATATCCAGATGCCACCGCCACGCTTATCGATAGATTAAAGCCGTTCATATTGTATCTGATGACTTCGTTCGCCGCTCGCTGCAACGTTTTGAACGGGCCGTGATTGGGAGATGAAAACGTTGCCGCGCTTCCATCGTAATTCGTATCATCTCCTGTGCTGCCGTTGACATAAAAAGTGCGATTGGCAATGAGATAGATCGGACCGCCGGCTTGCACTTGACCCGACGAAGACCAAACAAGATGGAAATACGATCCATCATAAACGAAACAGGCAATGGCATTCACCCTCAACTCACCAGCCGACAACTCGCTGTTGTCGGCAGGATGCCGAATAGGCTTCGCTCCAAGAGCGTTGACGTTGAGAGTTGATGCGCCTGTGTTCGTGTTGCCAATCTTCGCCACAACCGTCATGTACTTGAAGTATGCGGTCGGCGCTGGTGTCTGCGTAACTTGATATTGGTTCGTCGTACCCGCATCATCATCCGAATAAAGCAAAGTGCTTTGAATGCTCTTGGAAAGCTGATGCAAATCACTGTTGCTCGGAGTAACCAACCCGGCATCCATGATCAGGTTGACGATCTCACGCTGCGGATATTCAATCGATGCAGCCGGCGGAATTGAACCTGCACGGCCAACGCTCGGATCGCCGTTAATGTATGGCGTATCCCCCCAAGTAGTTTCCGGAGGCATCCCGTAAGGCTGATTGTATAGCATGATTTCCTCTCAAGGTGTCCCGGCCATCGGATCACCGGGCATAACTCCGGCATAATCAAACAGCGCGATAGTGTGAGCAGGTTTGTAACGGTTGATCAAACATTCAAGATCGTTGGCAATGCCGATACGCAGATGTGGATCAACGCCGCATTGTCCGGAGCTACAACGAAACCAACTCAAGCTTGCACCGGTGACATGCACCGTGAAGTAGTAGCGATTTTCAATCGGTCCCAAGCCATAATTGGGATACTCGGATGTTTCGCCGTTCGTAATCGGATTGCCAGTTGTATCGAGGATCAGCTGTCCCCAAGCGTTATGCATCGGCGGAGGAATGCCGGCACCAATCGTCCGGCAATCACCGCAGCCATCAAGGCCAACCATGAACGGCCGATATTCCGTGATGCCCGTAATAGTGTAGCCAATCTGCCCAGCAATGTTGATCAGGAATTGCCGGGACTGACCGCCCTGCAATGTCATGCGCTGGACAAGAGCGATACGTCTCGCTTCTATTGTTTGAGGGTCTTGCATACATGGATCAGGCAAGCCCCAATTTCTTTCCCAATCCGGAAGCAGCTCCGTTGTCGTCCGCGGATCGCTCTCGATTTCCAGCAAGTCAGCGGCTCGGCCGTCAACGAATTCCCAAATACAAGAGAGGCCATGAACAACAGACATCAACACGGTTTCACGCCAACGCGGCCAAGCCAATCCGCGCGGGAGAAGATCGGCAAAGCCATGCACGTAATCGTCGCAATATCTTCTGATGTGCCTATCCGGTGCAATGACAACCGGAGGAACAGGCGAGGCGACAACACTGCTGCGAGGGACTATCGCCTTGCTAGGCATATGTGATCGTCCCTATGAATGGCATATAACCCGGATCAGGCATTGTCGTTGTAGTATACGTGAGCTCAAAATAATTGACACCAACAGCATTCGCAATCGCTTCTTCAACCCATGTGCGATACATGGTTTGACCGGGGCCTGATTTCTCGAATTCCATTGCTTGTATCGATTGCAAGATGCGGGCTCGCACGTCTGATGTATCCTGATCAAGATTGCTAATCGTGATATTGTAATAGAGCGGCACCGGAGGTTGCACAAAAAAATCCTTGACCGTCACCGGTCGAAGCGGATCGATGTAATCATGCACCATCACGGCATCAGCTGTCGTTGGCATTCCCGGCGGTGAATTCCCGGCTCGCAAATCATCCATCATAAAGCGAACCGTCATCGTACCCGGTCCCATCTCCGGCGCCGCCCATGCTCGTGTCACACCGGGCACAGACAAAGCCCAAGCAATATAGTCCGCCTGTGATCCGCCCATCGGAGGATTGCGAATACGAAATAGAATACGCGCTCGCAGCTCGTCATCTGTTTCGGTATCCGCACCGTTGGACATCTCGATAATCGTGGCATTGCTATCGATGCCTGCAATCGGAGTTGAGAAACCGATTTGCGTACCTTCATCCAAATTGCCGATTGAACCTGCCGTGAGACATTGCAGGGGAATAGTAGTCGGA